CTTACTCTTTCGGTTCCAACTACTGCATCTGCTCAAGGTGCGGTGGATGAAGCCGATCTTGATGAGTTTGGATTTCCCAAACCCTACAGTAAACAGGCCAATACTAAATCTAATAAATCAATGAAGAAATCTTCCAACACATCATCTAATGATGAGTTTTCAAGTGGAGGATTAATTAGTAAACCTGCGTCTGCAATAGCTTCGGCTGCAGATGCGTTATCTAGAATTCCAGTATTGGCACCTTATGCGAAAGCTACTTCTATGGTTTCCACGAAAATCGGAGACGTAGCACGCATTTTTGGATATTCTCGCCCTCAAATTTTGCAAGATATTTCACCTTTTACTCTGCGTGTTATGGGTAATATGACAAACTCTGATGCTCCTGAGGCCCTTATTAAGTTAACACTTGATTCAAAAAATGAATTGAGTGTAGATACTAGATTAATGGGTCTTGGGGGCGAAGATGAGTTAACTGTAAACTCTATTGCACAAAGATGGTCTTATTTTAGACAATTTGATTGGCCAGAAGCAGCAACAACGGATGCGATGTTGACATCTATGATAGTAGCTCCTCTTTATGGAGATACTGTTGTGTCAGCTCCTGTTACTGAAATTCATACCACAGCACTTGCTTATGCCGCAACACCATTTGAGGCATGGCAAGGATCTATTAAATTTCGATTTAATGTTGTGTGTTCTGAATATCATCGAGGACGTATTCGTGTAGTTTATAATCCAGCTACATCACCAGGCGGTGCTATCCCATTTAACCAAACTTATTCTACAGTTATTGATATTTCTGAGAATCGAGACTTCGAATATGAAGTAAAATGGGCTGACATTCGCGCTTGGGCGTTGAATGCTGGGTTGGGCACTATCGCGCCAGCTACAATTTATGATGATGTAAATCCCGTAACTTGTGGTGGTTTATATGACAATGGATCAATTACTGTTTACGTAGTAAATGAGTTGGCAACCCCTTCTCTAACTGCTGCTGACGTGAAAATTCAAGTCTGGGTCGCTGCTGGTGATGATTTTGCAGTTGCTGTTCCAACAACCAAAAACATATCCTTGCTCTCTGTTCATGCTCAACAGTCTGAACTAGCTCCAGATGCCTCTTTGGCATCTGCAGAGGATACTTCCAACTCTCCCACTGTCGTGGAAGCTGTAGATTCATTTGCAGCTGGAGAATCTATTCCTGAAAATAATCAGTACCTTGTGTATCAAGGTGAACGGATTGTTTCACTTAGGGAATTGCTCCGTAGGTATAACTATCATAATTGTTATTTTCCTGGGGGAGTAGGAACTACAACATCTGATCGTGCTGTAGCTTTAGATGTTCATGATTTTCCATTCTATAGAGGATGGGAAACGAATGGACAAGATACTGCTACTAATTCTGTACCTGCAACTGCAGGTTACAATTTTTGCAGTACTACGCTTGTCAATTTCTTGACTCCTGCATTTGCTTGCAGGAGAGGAGGAATGAGACATAAAGCTATCGTCACTACTATTGGTTCAGCCAATAGGATGGGTGCATTTTCCGTAGCTCGCCATAATATTCTTGGTAAGGCTAATGGAGAAGATGAACACCTGTATACTGGTGTTGTAGGAAATATGCGTTCTAATCGTTTAGATGCTATGGCATCAGGATTAGGAGGTACAGCAGTTACTCCAATGACTGTCAATCCTTGTTTAGAGTATGAAACTGGTTTTTATACTGCGGGACAAAGATTTTTACCAGCTAGGAAAGTTAATCGTTATGCTGAGCTAGAAATGGCTCATGAAATATTGATTGATGTACCTAGTGGTACTGACACGCAGGATATGCGTATTGACAAATATGTAAGCATTGCTGAAGATTTTCAGTTAGGCTTATTTGTTGGTTCTCCAATTATGTATTTATATGGAGATCCTACTGCTGTATCTTAAGACTTTTGGGGCAGGTCTTAAAGCAAAATTCGAGATGGAATTAAAACATCACTCTACTATGAGGTTAACTAGTCGAAAGAAACTCTCTCGGGAGTTAGAATACCACACGGCGATCGTGTGGGGGTACAATTGTATAACAATTGTTTTCCTGAATGAGATATTTATATCTTACACCGAATCTTTGCAGATTCATAGGTTTTATGCATTAAACCCTTGTAAGA